GTAGGTTTGAAACATGTTTTCATCTGGTAGAGCGCCATACCATCGTCCTGGCTGGTTACGCACCGCTTCAATACGCTTTTCCAGGTAATGGATAGCTTTGTTTAGATCAGCCACGCCATTCTTTTGCCGCCAACGCTGTACGTATTTGGAAGCCGCGTATTCCAAATTTGGTACATTTACTTCAAGGCAGTAATCCCAATGCTGAACTCCTCCCTTAGTCTTAGGGATGTAATGGGTACCATTAATTTGTTTGTCATTAGCTTTCATTTCTAACTTCCTTTCTTGTGCGCGGTGATGGCGGCGAGGGTGGAATTGGCTTTGTCAAACCACTCTGGCCTGGAAGACTTCGGCGCGTCTCTCATCGGAGCGCCCCACTCGGCGGCGGAGGACAGCGCCTTCTCGCACTTCTCGATCAGCTTGTCCCGATCGTTGATCTGATTGCACAAGGCTTTCTGAGTTTCCCAAAGTGCGTCCCGAGTTTCTTCAAGCTCTGCGATGCGCTCGGCCTGCTGCGTGATGATGGTTTTCTGTGCTGCTAACTCGGCCTCATCAACCGCCAAATCATCTGCCCGTGCAAGAGTAAGCCGCTCAATCTCCGCGCTCTGCTCTGCTACCACGACGTTTACTTCGTTAGTTTGGGTTGCGTGGTAACGTGCTGCGCTCTTTGCTGCTTCGACTTCCTTCTCAAGCTCGGCGACCTTGGCTTGTGCTTCCTCGCGTTTTTCAAGGTGGTGCCTAGCGATTTCATAAGCAGAATCGCGTTGCTCCTGAAACTCGGCAACCTTGGCTTGCAGCGCGTCGGCTCGTTTTTGTGCTGAGCCAGTAACCTGTGTCCCAGCATCGATTAGTGCCTGTTGTTTGCGAATCATTTCATCTTTCTCCGCGCATTGAGGGCAGGCGACCGGGGTGGCATAGAGCTTATGTACAGGGTACTCGTGAGGCTCTCCAGTAGATTGAATCCAGCGCGTTTGATCAGGAGTTGCGTAAAATAGCCCTGCCGGCTCCTGCCCCCGCTCGGCGTCGATGCGGGCGAGGAAAGAGTGTGAAAAGCGCTCAATAAACTCTACTCCTATAAACTCCACACCTGCTTTACTTGACTGCTGTCGTGCTTCTTCCAGCGCAATCCGTTCGATCAGTTGCTTATCCATTTTATTTAATCTCCTCTCTGAACTTACGAATAGTATTGAACAACTCTAGCTCACGACCGGATAACACCAGGCTTTCAGCATAGGACATATATCGGTCATACACAACTGAAGCGAGCCGGTTACCCAGCTGAAGTTCCCGTACGCAAAACAGAGCACCCTGGGCCAGATCAGCCATTTTTAGGGTGCGAGCTTCCTTTTTGGACAGTTCTACGTCCAAACACGCACTTCTCAGTAGTCTTTCTTCCAGTTCCGACACCTGTTCGCCGATACCATACTCTCGCTTGGCTGGCGATGGAATGTCGCCCGTTTGGTGTTCGGCCAAGTCATGTACCAACGCGCCCATAAGCAACTCACTACTCGGGAAACCTTCTTCTGTCAGCAAGATACAAAGCATTGCCACCATGTGTGAATGGTGACCTACGGTCTCTTCAGTTAGGGTTCGCACCGTGTGATAGCGAGTGACTTCGCTACCAGAGATAATGAAGTTTATGCGGTCTTTCACTTCTCTTCTCCCAGGCGATATTCAATCATGTTTGCCATTCCGAGGTAGAGCTTTCCGTTCTTGCTGTCCTCACCGTGCGTTGTCCTCGCCGTGCGTTGTCAGAGACCCGTGCGTCACCCGCCGACACGACGCCAATGATTGTCACGAGAGCGCGGATCCGGTGAAGCGTTATGCCATAGTGGGATTTCGTCTCACCAGTGAATTCGTACTTGTTCATATTAATCTCCAGTTATTTGTTAGTTGAGAGCCCCCATTATAGCGGGGCTTTCTCAAGAAGTAAAGTTATTTAGCTTTTTGCGGCTTCTCGCCTATGAATCCAGTCAAGGGTGGCTATCTTCCAGTCTTCCGCTTGAATCCGCATCGCCCATTTTTCTCCCGTTCCGGACTTCTCCTTACGCGTCTTGGACACCATCGCCATAGGTAAAGCTACATCATTGAAAAAGGGATGAGTGATTAGTCGCCAGCTAAATGGGTCATTACAGAACATTTCTGCGTCCTGAAGCCACGCTTGCCAGGAATCCCCCTCTGCAAATATCGGGGTCGGAGTGATACCATGTTCATACGCGTTGTACTCATACGGATCGGGCGGAGTGTCGAGGTATTTAGCAGCGTCGTACAATTCAGTGTAGAGATGTAGGTTATTGCTGAATTGGCGATATACTCCAACTGGAACGCCGACAGCTCGAGCCACGAACTCCATCATAAAGCTAAAATGAACCACATTTGCACCGTAACATCCGTACCATAAATCATTGCTACGGTTCAACACCGTCATGTTTAAAACACCCTGACGAATCTCGAACAAAACCTGGGTGTTACAGGCTTTGTCTTTGGTTACTTTGGTCAGATCGGCTATATCCCAAATTTGCATCACCGCCTGACGAGTATTTGGATCACGCTTTAGCAGTTCGATGATAGCGATTAGCTGATCTTCTCCGAAGTGATTACGCCAGCGAAACCCGTAGGCCGCATTAAATACCTCACCATCATCCGAGTACTGGCCAATACGGGAATTGAACAGTTGTAGGAAACCGACATCGCGGCGACCCGCCAACATCCAAATGGATTCCATCAAGTGGAAAATAGGATTAGCGTCCCGAGCAGACCAGAACAAGACGCGCTCTTCCGGACGTTCGTAGGTGGTCATAATCGGCTCCGGGAAAGCGATAACCGGACCATTACGAGTGTCTTCTTTTACCCCGCAAGTCTTCAGCTTCCAAAGCGCCTCGCTGATAGCGGTATTAACATTTCGGGTGCGAATTTCCATGTTATTTCCTTATCAAATTTCGGATAATACGAACCGTTAAGCCCAATGGCCAAAGTAACGCGGCGATAAAGCTAGCTAACAGCTCATCACGCTCCCAGCTATCCATTAAAATTAGGGTAGCTACAGGGATACCGATTAGGTAAATTACGAGATACGATTCCCAGTTCAAGTTATTCTCCTAGTAAGCAGTTTCAGCTACGTAAATAGAACGCGGAGCACCCTCACCGGCGAGCACTCTCCAGTACTTGTCTAACTCGCACATACAGTTTTGGGCGTCATGTAGCGTAAATTCATCAACGTCCAACTGATGAGCTATCTCCGTCCAGACTTTCTTCAGTTCCATATTAAACTCGGTTTGGTGCCAGTTAGCGTTCAGCTTACGCCCTAAGAGCCGGTTGAGCCCACGACTAGAACCGGGACCGATAGGTGCCCAATCGTACAGGTCTTCCGCTTCTCCCAGTTCTTGAGGGTAGTACGAAAGGTCAGCGGCGACCTGTCCCGCTAGAAACGTGTTCCACCCGTAGTACTTAGTCAGCTCGGTTACCACAGCTTCGACCCGGTTAGAAGCCACCGCTTCGCGTATCTCTTTACGACCCTCCACCAACGGTAGCAGGAATCGATAAGCAATCGTCTCGGCCTTGTTAGAGCCACTTTCTCGGCCAGGATATAACATGTAGGCGCTTCCGTAAGTCTTTACTCCCTGAGCTTTTACCAGATCCAAGACTTTTACGAAACCGTGAGGGTCGAAGTTTTCTGCTTGACCGGGAATCATCCCCTCTACCAGGAGTTCAATCAAGGTCGGGGGCCAATTGATATAACGGGCGATCGCTGAGATGAACCAGAGATCTTCTTCCCCTCCACACTCTACGTGATCGAACATGTTGGATATCATCCACTGACTCATCCGGTCGTCCCGACGACGGACGTTACAGAAGCGATACTTCTGGAGGATAGGGTCTTCGGTCCAAGGCTTCGGCAGGTTCAAACCCTTAGATACGCGGATAGCCTCGCGCTCCCACACCCAATACAATATGTCGTCCATCTTAGGTGCGTAGGTCAGCGGACGGTCGAAAGGGTTAGTCATTCTGTTCGGCCTCTTGGAAGATAGCTAGCACGTCGTCGAAGGCTTTCGTGTGGTCAATAGGGCGGACGTCGTAGCCGAGTTTGAACAGCGCACTGGCCGTGCTACGGGTTTGCGTCCACTTGTCACGAGTGTTTTTCTCGTTGAGAGGACGCTCATCTCCCCGCGCTAGACGCCTGGCTTTGACGCGTTCAATGCAAAGGTCTACCGGTGTATTGAGGATGGCGAAAACAGCCTCTCCAGTGGCTTGGATCGTCATAGTAACGGCACCCGCCGGACCAGCCGCAGAAGCCAGTAGACCTTCCATCAGTACATGCCCGTCTTGATGATAATGTACGGCACGGTCAGCGGCCTCTTGCTGAGTCGGAATCTGGTCACACCCACCACACGCAGTCGTGTATTTACCTAGGACGTAAATAGGCTGTTTGACTTCCGGAGAGGCATCCACTTTGTATCCTTGAATCTTACCTTCATTATTCACGATTTCCTGGCGCGGATACTTATTGAACAACGTGAAAGCCACTGTGCTCTTGCCCGAGCCGGAAGTACCACGCAAAGAAACAATCTTTTTACTCATTGTAATTCTCCTAAAGAAAATGTTCAGCACGGAACGGAACACCCGTATCCATGAATTTTGACGCTTTGACTTTGCGATCTACTACTGGTGATTCACACTCTTCCCGCAGCCAAACCGGAAGATGGTCTTCGCGTATCTGGCGGAACACCTTGGTGACATCATTCAAGTCACGGTCTTCATACCACTTGATCCGGTCCCAAGCCATGTCCGCGTAGACGCCCGGATAGCGACGACGAAAGAAACCGTTCTTGAATTGACACAACTGACTCTCTAGCGTAAAGAATCCGGCGTCTTTGTGCGTAATCTCACACATCGCCAAGTACTTATCCGCTTCCATATTGAGCCAAGGTACCATCTTCTTCCAGTTATAATTACCGTCGTAACCGCTATCTGCTCGATTGTCCCACACCAGGTCATCACAACCTACTAAAAACAACATCCCGTTGCGGTGAGACTTACTGCCGGACTTGTCTTCAAACAACAAGTTGTCGCAATCTGCTCCAGCCCCCATTATTTTAACGTATTCTAGGTAAGAAAAGGTCGCCAGGCGTCCGAAGCTGGTGAAACACTTGGTAACTCTATCCCACAACTCGGTGAAGGTTCCGGTAAGTAGATTTTCCTGGGTTTCGAATGCGTGTATAGCTCGACAATAAGATTGCACCGCCGCCGGGAAGTCCTTTTTCTGGTAGCGACGATCCGTGTCGAAGCTGAGCCGTTCCCACTCCTCATTGAACCAGTCAGTTAGGTCTTGTAGCTCAACTTTGTTCTGCGGCGGCTCAGGGAACCGGCGGAAGATCCTCATGGAAGTAATAGGATTTTGCGTGTTGCCGTTCAGGAACGCGAACCAGAGTTTCTGTTCCATATCCCAATGATACTTCTTAGCCAACTCCGGCATGTAGAGGTAAACCAAACCCGGCATAATACCGTAGGTGAGGTTCATCTGGTAAAGCTGCGTGAAGTAGGCTTCCCGGTTTTCTTTCAGTCGGTAGTCCATCACTTACCCCCCTTGTAACCGACTTGCATGATTCCCGCTTGCCCGTTGTAGTTACCCTTGGTGCGATAGCTCTGGGCTTCGCTGACCGAGTCACCTCGGAAAAAGATCAATTGACCAATCTTGTCTCCAGGCCGGAGTAGGATAGCGTGATGTTGAGTCATGTTCTTGAACTCAAGCGTAAGTGCTCCGTGGAAACCTGGATCTACCCACCCGGCATCCATATGTTCCAGCCCAATGCGACCCATGCTTGACTTGATACGGAACAACGCGGCTAGATCATCCGGTAAGTTACACTGTTCTACCGTGTGGGCGAGAAAGAACTGACCAGGTCTAATGATGATACCTTCGCTGTCGATAGCACACTCACACATCTGCATTTTATCCCGCTTACTATAATCAAGACAGAGAGTATGGCGATAATCTTCCAATAAGATAGTTTCACCCAAGCGAAGGTCTAGGCTAGCGGCATTGACGCAATCCTGGGACCAGTTTTCCATCGCTCCCGCTTCACAAACCTGTACGATTTGGTCGTGATTCAGATAGCTCATACGGCCTCCTTGTGTTTACCTTTGAATCTACCAAAAGTATTACCTAGTTTCGACAAGCGAATCTTTTCTCTTGTTTCGGCAGAAGCAGGTTTTCTTTTCAGAGCGGATTCAGTAAGTTTAGCTTTTGTTTCTTCAGTTACAGGACCTCTAGTTTCCCAAGCCTTTTTCCATTTAGCGATAGACTCTTCGGTATGTTTTACACCCTTTGGAGAGATAGAAGTAGGTGATCTATTGAATATGTTTTCTCCCCATAGCTTATTCAACCATAGTTGCTCTACTAGCTTCAATTCAGTAATCCAAACTAATTCAACCACCTCCCATGAAAACGTGTCTTTACCATAACGTTCGTATGCAAACTGCATTGGTTTATTCTTACTATCGCCGTGAGACAGATCGTAGAAATGTTTGTAAATTCTTTGTTCAATATTTACAGAACTCCCTATGTATTTTTGTCCGGTAGCGATACACGTGATAACGTATATTCCTGAAATTCTAGGCATAAGATTTATCCGTGTAGAAAGGTGAAATAACTTCCATCTTGGGAGCACTTCCAACTATCCAAAATCCAACAGAACCATCTTGCGGGACCCACCCATTTTGTTTAAGGTAACGAATCATTTTACCCTCGTAAGAATAATGAAAATCAATACCCTCAAAAGTCTCGGGCATAAGGTCTTGGTACGTAGAGAACCCGGTGTCGTGTAGGCTGTGATGTTTCCACTTGAACGGGAAGTTGTCAATGTCGATACCGAGTTTGTTGCAACGCTCGCGCACCCATTCCATCTTGTCGGGACCAATACCGAGGGTGTAGAGTAACTTGACGTTTCTGGAATCTTTAGCCAGCCCCATCAACACACTGACCAGGGAGTTACATGATCCCGCCGGGACGATCAACACCTCTACGCTACCTGGTAGGTTCTTGACTTGGTTAGCGCCGACGGCGTGGAAGGCTTTGAGGTCTTCTACCGAACAGGTTTGATGATCTACAGTGATACCGTATTTCACTACCAAGCTGGAGGTCTGGGTTAGCTCGGCTACCTTGCGCTGAAGAGCCGGATTGTAGGCGACGTTGATGTATTCAAAGCTGGCGCCAAACCCGGCCGCAATACGTGGGTTGGGATGGTTCATGAGCGTCTCGGGCTTCGTAGCGCCCACGATAAGACGGCTCGGCAGCCCGTAGTGCTTACCGATAATTGCGCTCATGGAAAGCTGAGGGGACTTTACGCTTGCGCCAGAGAGGACGTGCGTCTTGCCTTCTAGACCGTTGCTCATCAAGTGTATCAGCTGACGGCATTTGGAACCGTTCGGGCCACCGTAACCCAACGGAGCGAAAAAGTCTTCGCGTTTGAACCAAATACCTTGATGGTTCTCCCATGGCGTTAGAGCTTGGAGATAGTCTTCCCAGTGAATCTCACTACGCTCTAGGGAAAACTTAGGGAAAATAGATTGATTCATTATTTGTCCTCTTCAAAACGGATACCTTGGAAAATCGGGAATCGGGGAAGATCCTTGACTCCGATAGCGAAAGACTTGATTTTAGCGTATTTGCCGAGGTAATCCAAGCGATTGTCCCACATTTCTCGGCGCTGAGCGTCATTGAATCCCGAGCCACAGTTGAAAGTCACTCCGGGCGAAAGCTCTACGACAATGGAACCCAAGTCACCTCGGGGTACCAGGTTTTCCTGGTGAGTACTGCGTTCGGTTTCTCCGAGAGCATTCTTGGTAGCAGGGTTAGCGTTATGCATACGCTCTTCGAAGCCGACGATCTTGTACTCGGCGTCCTGGAACCGTTTGAGCTTACCCAGGATACCTTCCTTAGCAGTGGAGCGACCTTGTTTGTACAGACCTGCGGGACTACGTACCATCACTCCTTCAGCACCTCGCTCGAGTAGTTCAGTTTCAATAGCAAGTAACTCGTTTTCGCTACCTACCCAGTAATGATTCACAATGCACAAATGCGGATGGTCCTCTTCAATACCGAAACGGGCTTCCATGTCGTCAAAACGGGCTTCGAAGTGATGATTAGGAAGGTCAGTTTGGTCAAACACGTGGAACTTGAAATCCGGCTCGCCGTCGGCGCTCATTACGCCGGAGCTAGTCGCCCGGTAGCAGTCCTCGGCGAAGATATCTCCTACGATCAGCTCGCCGTCTAGACCATTGTATTCCGGGCGACCGATGCACTTCTGCACGTAAGTATTACGGATAGGTTTGAGGCTACGGGAGAGGGCCACGCCGTCGATAACTACACAACGGATGCCGTCCAGTTTGCAACTCGCCAGTACCGGATACTCCAGCTTCGAGGTATCTTCAATAGTGTGAGCGAGTAGAGGTTTGAAAGCCCTATCAATGTGCAAAACGCACTGCAACAGTTGGTGAAGATCGGAAAGCTGGAACGGTTCTTCTACGGCAAAGGGAAGGTGAAGTACGGGTATTGTCTTCCCACATTATTGAAAAAGGAGACACCGTTGCAAGTGGCAGAACCTGTTCAGACATCAGTAACGGCGGTTGAAGAGATTGAGAACTTGAAGATCTCGCTAAATCAAGAGACCGGAGCACTGACGGTCAAATATCGCAACTTGAACATAGAAATCCAGGTTATGGGGAAATAACTTTACTTTCTGCCCCCACTGAGCTATAATGGGGGCGTTGTAACTTATAACCTCTACCTGGAGTAACTGTAATGTCCGCTAAACTGTCCCAAAAAGCTATCCGCGAACTGATCGACAATTACCTGCTCGCCGATGTCGAACTCAAGAAGATCGAGAAATACAAAGAAAAGCTGAAAGCCGATCTCATCGCTCTCGGTGAAGGCGCTCACCTCGGTAACGCCGGGCAAGTTAGCGCGACCGTAAAAGCGAGGTTGATTGGGTTTCGTTTGGAATTTGGACACGTTCAAAGTACCACGGTTGTTCATCAAGTTCTTCATACTTCCACCTCGATTGTCTTGTCCTCTGCGGGCACACGCTTGTAACCCATACTCGCCGAGGTGTACCACTCTAATCTAGCGTCTGCTAGGTAAGCGTACATTTTGATCTTGCGGGGTTTGACCCGATAATTAAACCGCTCCCAATCCCAACAAGGATCTGGTGCGCATTTCCAACATGGGGTATTACCCCTATATGTATATTGAACCTCCTCCCCATCAGTGAAGGCTTGCATTACTTTGATCTTTTCTTCAGTAGTGGTCATGCTATTCTCCTAACCAGTTCGTTAATAATGAGTCCTTGGGTGAGTAGAGCTTCCTTACGACGCTCTATTTCGCGTTGCTGAATGGACAGCTTAGCTAGCTCGCGATCGATCTCGTATAGCGCCTTCCCGCAATCCGAGATGGTGACTTTCTCACCGTCGACAACGGAGATAGGATTGATATTTAGCGCTTTTTCTGCCATACGAACCTCTCTATATATTTGCGGGATAAGAAGCTACATATCACGATAAAGCCTCCTAAGAATAATCCACAAAGAAATGCAACACCGATCATTTCATCGTTACCTATAATCACAGCGTTCCCCTTCCCTTGCAATCCCAACAAGTTTTATTAGGATAGATTCCTTGACCAGACCCCTTACATGACGAGCACAGTTCCGGAGCTTCGGAGGCTTGCGGTTCCTGGTGACAGTCTGGGCAAGCGTTGAACTCATCCAGGTCCGAGCAGAGGACTTCTTCACCGCAGAAGTCGCAAGTCGATTTGGGAACAACTTCTCGCGGGATATGTGGAACGCTGCAGGGAATCTCACCGAACAGTTGGCCGGTACGAGGATTGATTTGAGCGTAAGGATCAGGTTTGTTGGCTGAATATTTCATTTTGTACTCCACCAAAAAGGTACTTCACGGTTAGCCCAGGTTGCAAAAGAAGCCTTGGCTCCTTGATAGTATTTACGGTAAGCCTCTACGGGGTCTTCACCCTTGTACTCGTCTGACATACACTGAACGAAATTGATCGGATCCTCAGCATCGTAATCAAAATGTGGCACCAGACTTTCGATTACGTTTTGACATTTGTGGCGCTTGCTGTAGCGGATAGTATACTCACTACAGAGTGCCAAACCGTGCTCGCTAAGCCAGTTGTAATTTACCAGATTAGCTCCTGCCCACAACACGCACGGATGATTCTTGTGAGTAGGTTTGTAAGGGCCTCCCGAGATAGTAGACATAATCTGAGCCGTCTCGAGCACCATCTTGACGACGTGTTTGTCGCACTGATACTGGGCGGCGAGGACCGGGTCTCGGTCTAGGATGAAGATGTTCATGCTATTCTCCGAGAGCTTTGGCGATTGCTGCAACTAGCTTTTCACGCACGAACTCAGGAAGGTCAAGACTATTCCATTCAGCAGCTTGACATGCCTCCAACAAATCAGGCGCGGCGGCGATCAGGCGGGCGTATTCGTCCGTTACGTAATTGCTCATGAAAGCAATGTCGAAGCAGTCTTCTTTGACGATAACTCTGTCGTTGGCGTCATACGCCCATGGACCTGGTGC